GCGGCCCAGCTACCCGGGCGAGCAGCCCCCATTTTGAGGAACAAGAAATGACCCCCAGCACAAAACGTATTCTGCAAGACATGACCACGCATCTGCATGCGATCCGAGCCGTAGCAAAAGCCCGTGTCCCCGATATCACAAACCCGTTCGTCAAGCCGGTCCAGCCCGTGACGCCCGCCGAGGCGATCCGGTCCCTGTCCGACCGAGACTTCTACACCATGATTCTCGCCGAGGTCGATCGGCGTGGGCTGGGCTATGAGCGCTTCGGCGACGGAATCTCACGCCACGGCCATGAGGCGTACCGCCGCATGATGAACAAGGGGTGGGGCTGATGACCGATCTACTGACGAAAGCGAGAGCGGCGCTGGAGGCTTACGAGGGGGACCACACTCGGCGTTATGAATTGTCGGTATTGTCACCCGACATGGCCCGCGCGCTGATTGCGGCGGGGGAATTGGCGGCGCAAGTCAAGCGCGTAAAGGATTTTCGCTACGACCCAAACATCGGGATTGAATTGAACAGACTTGAGGAAGCCCTCACCGCCTTCCACGCAGCTATGGAGGGCCGCACCGATGATGAACAAGGGGTGGGGTGATGCCTGCTTATATGGGACAAATTATGGCAGAATGTGACTGTGAATCCCAACTTTGTTTGGAGCTGGGTCGCTGCATGGCAGAAGGCCCACCCCGTTGCCGGTCCTGCAAAATCACCATGACGCCGGGTATGGCGTTGCAACAAACTTGGGTCGGAGGGGAACTCGATTTTCCCGGTGACGAACACCCCGTCACATTCAGCGCCGGTGGCCCCGGCAAGATGACGAAATGCTGGAAATGCCCGCAATGCGGAAGGAGTATTGAGAGATGACTGACACATCAACGGAAGCGGTGGAGTGGAGAGCTCACAAATTGAACACATGCGCTGAGATTATGCGCAAATACAAAGCGGGTGTCATGGACGCGGCAGAATTAGACGGTAACGCCGACACCCTGCGCGCCCTCGCCGCAGAGCGTGACGCTCTGAAAGCTGAAGTGGAGCGGCTGCAAAGCGTGAACGAACTTATGTGCGCGCAGATTGACAGCCTGCCGCCGCCGGAGCCTGATCTGTTGAAGCGGCAACTGCGGAAAGTTGCGGACAAAAGAGCCCGCGCCGACTTACAGGAGAACACCGATGACTGACAAAGCGAAATCATGGACCTCTGAGGGTTATAAGGGATCGGTGCAATCCTGTTTCTGCATTGGACCCCAAAACGGTGAGCCGTATTGCCCGTGCATGATGCGCGCGAAAGGCGTCTATCAACGCGGCGGTCGCTGGATCGAACCAGAAAAAGACCTTGGGTCTGTGCAGAACGTGCGGAACATTTTGGGACAGGCCGATGACTGATCTTCAGGACCTGCTCGACGCAGCCCGCAAGCACGTTGATGCAATGGCCCCGGAAGAACGCGAGAAGATGTGGGAGGAACAGCGCGCGTCGTGGGTCCGGGCTATGACAACTGGATGCGAACACGGGGTGTTGGACTTTGAACAATGCCCTGAATGTAGAGGATGGAACACAAATGACTAACAAATCAACAGAAACAATGCAAGGTCCGACTGAGAAACCGGGATTTTACGATCGCTGGTATGCCGCTGGTGGTCCGAACTTGGGCAACGGCATCACCTTCCCGGAAGCCCTCGCGTGGCTGGCTGAGGAGAACGCGGCTCTCAAAGAGCGCGTCAAGAAGCTTGAGGAGAACACCGATGACTGACAAGACAACTCAGGGGGTCGCCAAGAAAATGTGGGATGACCTAGACTTTGTCAGCGAAGGAGCTGTCAACGCAGAAGAAGCTACATTTGACATGATCCCCCGCGCCGAAGCCGATGCACGAGTGGCGGCTGCGTATAAGGTGGTCGCAAAAGCGATGGGCGACTATCACTGGAACCGCTATCGCACAAAAGACGAGGGCGGCGAACTCCGCTATCCAGCGGTGTTCTCGTCGCACACTTGGCAAGAGGCGCAAGAAGCCTGCCTTTCCCTCACCCCCGACGACGCCCGCTCTACCCTTGAGGCTATGCTGGCCGAGGCGCGGCGGGAGGAACGGGCGCGCGCCCTCGACGAGGTGTCCGAACAATGGGCGGCTGCGCTCTACGGCATGACGGAAAACGGAGTGGCCGCGCTTAACGAAAAGGCGGCCAGCGAACTGCACCCGGAAATCACGGCGTTCAGCGAATGGCTGACGGACGCAGCCATCCGCACAGAGGCAGGTGACTAACCTGCCAGCCGGTACAGGATCTTCTGGCCGGTGCGGTGATTGTCCCGTGTGATCCTGCCCTCGACAATAAGCGCGTTCAGGGCTGTAGTGACTAGGTGTTTGTTGCCGGTGACCCGGGGCATCATGTCTGTGCTGGACAGAGGTTCTTTCGCCAGCAGGTCAAGCACCTGACCCTTGGCGCGCTCGATCTGTTGTTCTGTTGCGTCGGGGCGTTTCTTGTGGGGGTTGCCCCCGAGGCCGATGAAACCTGCCCTGCGTGCTGCTGCGTTCTCACGCGCAGCGGCGGCGGTCAGTGCCTGTGCGTAAGCGTCTTGGATTGTAACGAGTGTGTCTTGCAACATCCCTACCCCTATGCGTTTGCCGATGCGGCGCGAACATGCGATTGTCGTCGAGCGGCGTCAAGCCCACAGATCACCCGTAGGCCGCAGCTTTGGGGCTGCTGCGGCCTGCAATTCCCACGCCCCAGAACAGAAAGGAGACTCTGCAACCCTCATGACCTGTTGAGAGACAGGTGTTGTCTCCCGACCCCGGCTTCGGCCGGGGTCGTCCCCTTGACCCCGGCGTTGGACCGAGCGAGTTTAGCCGCGCGGCGCGCCATAACCATCACACTGAGAAGGTAACACTGGACGGTGGGGACGGCTACCGAATGCGCCACATTCACGGCGCGCCGCACACAACCAAAGGAGAGATTACAATGAGCGACAAAGAACAGCGCGTATGGACCTATATCCTGCACAACCGATGGGCCACCGTGGAGATGATAGCCGACGCCTGCGGTGTCGAGGCGGAGTTTGTCGGGACGCTGCTCAACAAGATCGGAACCCCGGACCACATCTGGAGGGGCGGCCGCCTGAACCTGAGCGAGCCCAGCAGCGCCCTTGCCGGGCAAGTGGGGGGTGACCACTACCGCGAGATGGCGGTCCAGCCATGGGAAGCGATGGAGGCGTGGCTGACCCCGGAGGAGTACCGTGGGTACCACAAAGCCGTGGCGATCGCCTACCTCGCGCGTGAGCGGCAGAAGGGTGGCGATGAGGACATCAAGAAGGCGATCCACCACCTGCAGCGGTTGGTGGAGACATGGGGGGAAAAGTGATGGATCTAGTCGTATTAGACATGGAAACTTTTTACTCCCGCGAGTTCAGTCTGTCGAAACTTACGACAGAGGAATATATCCGCGACCCCCAGTTTGAAGTGATCGGTGTATGCGCCAAGCATACAGACGAACCCGTGGAGTGGGTGTCCGGCACCCACGAAGAGGTCCAGCAATATCTCGACAGCCTGCAGCTGCAAGATAAAGCCGTGCTGGCCCACAATATGATGTTTGACGGGGCGATCCTGTCGTGGCGGTTTGGTATCCGCCCGAAGCTGCTGCTGGATACACTGTCTATGTCCCGGGCGTGGCACGGCGTCGACCAGCGCCATGGCCTCGCTGCGCTCGCCAAACAGTACGGGCTGCCCGACAAGGGCACCGAGGTGCAGAACGCCATGGGGCTGCGCCGAGAAGACTTCTCCCCCGAGCAGCTGGCCGACTACGGCGAATACTGCAAGCACGATGTCGATCTCTGTCTCGCCCTCTTCCAGAGCATGATGGAGCAGGGTTTCCCGAAGCGGGAACTTCAGCTGATCGACAAGACGCTGCGTATGTTCACCGAGCCCGAGCTCGAGCTGGATCTGGAGCTGCTGGAGGGGCACCTGCTGTCAACACAACGACGCAAGCAGGAGCTGCTGGACGCGGCCGGCGTCGCCGATAAGAAAGACCTGATGTCGAACAACAAGTTTGCGGACCTGCTGGAGCGGCTCGGTATCGACCCGCCGATGAAGGTGAGCCCTACCACGGGCAAGCTGACCTATGCCTTCGCCAAGACCGACCCGGCGATGAAGGAGCTGGAGGAGCACGAGAACCCCCACGTGCAGACGCTGGTGGCCGCCCGTCTGGGCAACAAGTCAACGCTGGAGGAGACCCGGACTGAGCGGTTCATGGCGATCGCCGGGCGGGGCAGGTTGCCGATCCCGCTGCGCTACTACGCTGCCCACACGGGGAGGTGGGGTGGGTCCGACAAGATCAACCTGCAGAACCTGCCCAGCCGTGGCCCCAACGCCAAGAAGCTGAAGAAGGCTATCCGGGCGCCCGAAGGTCACATGCTGATTGACTGCGACTCCTCACAGATCGAAGCCCGGGTGCTGGCTTGGCTGGCTGGACAAGATGATCTGGTCATGGCTTTCGCCAATGGCGACGACGTGTACATCCAGATGGCCGCGAAGATCTATGGTATCCCCGACGAAGATGTAACCAAGGAACAGCGGTTCGTCGGTAAAACAACGATCTTGGGTTGTATCTCCGAGGGAACTCCGGTAATGACCGACCGAGGGTGGGTTGCGATCGAAGAGGTCCGCCAAACCGACCGGCTATGGGATGGGGAGGAGTGGGTATGCCATCAAGGATTGGTGCAGAAAGGCACCAAAGAAACGTTGAGTCTCTGCGGGCTTTGGTTGACTCCAGATCACAAAGTGTTGTGCGGGACCAGCTGGCTATCAGCGGAATCAGTGGCGCACAGCGAAAACACCCTATACCAAGCATTGGACACCGGAGCGGAAGCTTGGTCGTCGCTGGGTACGTGCGAGGTCCTCGAGGCGGGCTCCGGGCCCTCATCGTCCGGTGTGATTGTGGGGCCCCTGAATACACTGTTGACTCGCACAACTTCAAAGCTTTTCGGAGCACTCGATGCCCTACATGTGGGCAGGCAGCAGGGCGTCAAAAACGCTATTGGCGCTATGCGAGTGTCATGCCGGACGAAGTACACCGCACTCGCCTGCTCAATCGCCTCTCGGCGTGCATCTCCAGATGCCATAACCCTAAGTCTCGCGCCTACCCTAGTTATGGGGGGCGTGGTATCACCGTGCATCAGGAGTGGCGTGACGACCGCAGCGCGTTTCTCAGATACGTCCAGTCTCTTCCGGGATGGGACCGCCCAGATCTTGACATGGATCGGCGAGACAACGACGGGAATTACGAACCGGGCAATATCCGGTTCGTCTCCAGATCCGTCAACCACGCAAACCGGAGAAAAATCAGCATCCTCCAGACGGAACTTGATGACCTACGATCTCGCCTTCGCCGGGCCGAGGAACAGATACATGGTTGCGAGCGATGCCGGGCCAATTATCGTCCATAACTGCGGCTACGGTATGGGTGGGCCTAAATTCGCCGCTCAGCTCAAAAACTTCGGGCATGAGATCGACGAGGACGAGGCCCGTCGCATCATCGACATCTACCGCTACGCAAACAGTGCTATCTCGGGGCTCTGGAAGCAGGCGCAGCAGGCCGTGAAGGGTATGGTGCACGGTGACAAGTATGCGGTCGGCATACCCGGCGTTATCGAGGTAGACCCTGCAGTGCCCGGCATTGTGCTCCCGTCCGGTCTGACCATTGGGTACCGTGGTCTCGTTGCGGAGCAGAGCGACAAAGGCTATGAGTACACATACCAGACCAGAAACGGTCCTAGTCGTATATACGGTGGCAAAGTTGTGGAAAATGTAGTGCAGGGGCTAGCACGCTGTGTAGTCGCCGAACAGCTCTTAAAAATAGCTAAACGCTACCGCGT